CCGATGACGGGTTCATCGAAGAGTATGGGTGCCTCACGCACCGCTCGCTCATCTCAGTGGGAGACGATACCTTCTACTGCGATAATGTGGGAGTGAATTCGATCACGCGTGTGAACATGTTCAACACACTGCGGCCTGTCAGGACGAGCCACCTGATCGATCCACTGATCACTGCGATGATTCAGCCGTTGACACATGCGCAGATCGCTAAGTCGGTGTTCGCGGTCTACGATCTACGCAACTTCCGCTACATGCTGTTCGTGCCGACGTTCGCTGCTGATGGTGTCACCGTTACGGAGACCATCTGCTTCAGCTATTCCAACATTCCTGCGTTGAAGATACAAGCATGGGCACGCTTGCGTGGATGGAAGTGGCAAGCTGCATGTCGCACTGCATTGCAGAACGTGATCTTCGCACGTGGCAACAAACTCTACTCGTATGACTTCGACAACGCCAGTGTCAGTGCTGATCTGCTGAATGATCCCGCTGTGGAGGGTGGCGCTGGCACTGCACTGACGTTCGAGTGGGAGATGCCATGGGCTGACTTCAAGCATCGCATGGATGTCAAGCAGACGCGCTACATTGCACTCGACACGCAAGGTGATGCGGAGTTCACATGTCAGGCATTCGTAGATAACATCGTGTCGAGCCAGGGTGTAGAGCAGCCGATGCTCAGCATGACATTTATGGGTGGTGGTGCGGGTGGCTACGGTAATGTGCCATACGGTGCATCACCGTATGGCGGTGGGCGACGCAGCAGTGATGAACGCTTGTATGCCTGGACCACGAAATTCAAGCTGATCAAGTTGCAGTTCATTGGCACGACGAAGAAGAAACTGAAATTCATCAGTGTATCAATAGCGTATGTGCATGGCGGCATCAGACGCTAGATGCTGATCGAGCCACTGAGCATGGCGAACATCAGCTACGCTGTTGGGTTGGCGAAAGAACTGCATGGACTTGGGACGTATGGACAGAACGGACCAGAGTTTGACTGGAACTGGTGTCGCAACACGATGGTGCATACGCTCAGTGATCCGAACTACTACTTCCGTCTGGCACGCACCGGTGACGGTGAGTATGTCGGTGCGGTGTGTGGCAAGGTAGTGTCGTTCTACTTCAGTCCGCGTGGCATGGGCGTAGAGGATGCGTGGTATGTGCGTGAGGGCACACCGAAACGTGCAGCGATTGGTATGTCTCTCATGCGTGGCTTTGTCAGTTGGTGCCTCGATGTTAAGGGTGCTCTGCTTGTCCAGTCTGGGGACGTGGCTGGTATCCGCACGGTCGCTGTCGATGCACTGTATCGGCACATGGGCTTCACACGGTTCGGCACCATCTACAAGTATGAGAGGGCAGCGTGATGTTTAGCGAAGGTGGACAGCCGCTGCATGCATGTGTAGCGCGTGGTGGTGGGAAGGGTAGCGGTGGTGGAGGTGGTCAGCAGTATGTGCCTCCGCAACCACGTGTGTATACTGATCCAGTGAATGGCATGACATTCACTGATGATCCTGGTGCTGGTGGTACTGGTATGCCGATGAATTATGGTGGTGGGTATTGGGGCATGGCACCTGATACTGGCGGTAAGACTGGATCACAGAAGCTAAACGAAGAAATCCAACAGCGGCAGGCCACTGAGAAGCAAACGAGTGATACTGCTACAGCGAAGGCTACACAGGATGCTGCTGACAAGGAGACTGCATTCCAGGGCAGCAGGCAGACAGCATATGATACTGCTGCGAATGCCATCAACGAGCAATTCAGGAAGCAAGGTCTGGATCCTGCACAGTATTGGGAGTCAGACATTCATCCTGCATTGATGCGACAATTCAACTCTGTGCAAGACTTGGACCCAAATCCGACTGCTGCATTCTCACCTGATCTCGGCACCAAGATACTAGGTGATCTCACAAGCAGCAACCGCACAACAGCATCTAACCAACTGAACAAGGTATTCACACCGACGTATTCGCAGACTGCATTGCCTGATACACTCACTGGGCAGTATGTTGGTGGTCTTGTGAATGAGCAGTTCGATCCACTAATGACTAGTCTGACCAATGCACAGAAGCGTGGCACACTGACACCGACTGGCTACAATGCAGCACTCGATGCACTGAACCAGAAGAAGGCTGCTGCTACCAGCACGGTGCAGAATTTAGGACAGGGTATCCTGTCTACGGATCGCAAATCGCTGGATGACTACATCAGCGGTGCGCGCAGTGATGTGAACAACCTGACGCTGGGCACGACATTCGATCCGAACTCGTATAGCACTGCTGCGCAAGGCAAGGTGGCAGGCTTCACGAGTGACTTCGGTGGCGCATTGCGCAATGCAGTTGGTCAGACGAAGTTCGCTGATCTGAGTGAATTGATCAACGCAGGTGGTGCAGCACAGGGCGCACAGAATCCGAATGCAGCTAATCCAGTAGGCGGCACAGGATATGTGCCACCTGTAGATGACTCGAATACGAAGCGTGGCCTCGGTAATACAGGATCATTCTGATGAGTTTACTCCTGATCGTCATCGTCATCGTCCTGCTGTTCGGCGGACTTGGTGGTGGATACTATGGCTATCGTGGTGGTCACTACGGTTACGGTGGCTTTGGCGGTATTGGGCTGATCGTGTTGATTTTGGTCATCGTGTTGCTGTTCGGTGGCCTTGGTGGTGGGTTCGGTGGATGGTATAGGTAATGGAGTTCCAGATCGAACCTGTCGTGCAGGTGTATCCGCAGCTTGACGTGCTGCTACATGATTACTTCGCTCGCACCATTGCGCGCGAAGGACTGCCACCACTGCGCATGAATTGGCTTGCGTATTCGAGCCTGTGTCACAGTGGCAACCTGATCCTGATGACTGCGCGTGACGATACCACGCTGTTTGGGTTCGTGATGTATCACATCTACCCACACCTACACCACGTCGGTGTGATCAATGCTGCATGTGATATCATTGCAGTGGGTGTGGATTACCGTGGCAGTGGCATTGGTCGTAGGCTGATGGCTGAATGTGAGCCTGTGTTGCGTGCACGTGGTGTGCGGTTCATCACACACCAACATCGTGTGGACTATGACGTTGAGCCGTTGTTCCCGAAGTTGGGATATCGGCTCATTGAGAAAGGCTACCTGAAGGAACTCAGCTAATGGCATGGATCACACCAACGATCGCTGGTATCAGTGCCTTAGCTGGCATCGCTGGGCAGTTGTCGAATGCTGGTCGTAGCAATGCACAGCAAACTGGCAACGAGGCACTACAACTACAGGCGTTGCAGGATGCACGCGACAACCAACAGAATCAAGCACTTGTTCAAGCACTGATCAATCAGCGTAGTGTCGCTGGCACACAAGACCCGTATGGTGGAGGGACACGATACGATCCTGCTACCAACACGTGGGTAAGCACACAGGGTGCATTGCCTGAACAGGCGAACCGTGCTGCGATGAATGCAGCGATACTGCGTAACACCACCGATCTGCGACAAGCGCAGTTCGCGAACGAACAGGAAGCACTGCGTGCGTCACGTGCAGCACCAACAGCGGACACAGCACAACGTGAGTTGTCATCGTTCCGACCGATGGGCAGTGATCAACTCACTGGTCTACTGACGAACCAAGCTACACTCGCTGCAAACAACACATTCCAGCCATTGGTTGCTGATACACTGCGGCAGTTCGCACGCACTGGCACTGCTGCTGGTCCTGTACTTGGTCAGATTGGTAGAGATGCAGCAACCAACTTGCGACAGAGCTTGATCGATGCACAGATCAAGGGCATGACAAGTGTAGATCAGATCAACCAGGGACGCAGGGCAGCACTGGAAGGAACCGCAGCCAACACTGCTACACTGGCGACACCGCGATTCCAGTATCCAGGCATCAGCCCGAGTGGTGTCGATAACAGTATGGCACAGACCGTGGCACAACGTGCAGCAGCGGCTGGACAAGCACCTGCGTATGGTATGGCTGGTGCGAATACCGCATCGAAGCAAGTATCGGATGCGTATGCGAGCGCAGGTAAGAGCCTTGCTGATCCGAACTTCAACATCAACAAGGGCAACACACTGCTTGATGCACTCAAGACATCGACTGGTGCAGGCGGTGACATCAGAGCACTTGTTGACTCACTGACAAAAGGCGGTAGCAGCGATTTCAGTCAAGGTGCAGGCACCTACAACTATGGTGGTCAGAACTATGGGATAGCAAAGGGATTCGGTGCTGGTGACGCCAGTGTAGACCCGAACTCATACTGGAAATGAAGCAGCTATGCCACTAGCACAATACGGCCAAACAAATCCCGCTGGCCTCGATCCATGGCCGATTGAGAGCACGCTCGCACCACTCGCTGCTGCTGGCAGTTCTGCCAATGCGCAGTTGATGCTCAGCGATTATCAGTATCAGCGTGAGGCTGCGAACAATCTGTATGGCCAGGACATGGCTGCACAGCACCAATTCGCCAAGCAGCAACTGGCACAGCAGTTGCAAGAACAGTATATGAAATCTGCAATGGATGCTGTGCAGCACCGTGGTGGGCTGAGTGTGTTACGAGGTGTGGCGCCTGGGGCATTGGCTAACGTTGATCCTAGTGTTGTCAGTGATATTGAAGGGGGACTGACTGGTCTGCAACGTGCAACGACATTTGAGAAGGGTGCCGCTGGCTTGTCAAGTGCTACAACTGCTGGGTTCCAACCGAGTAGTGGACAGGCATCAGTTGCAACAGGTGGACTTGCTGGACCACAAGGCACACCGCTACAGTTGCAGATCGAGCGAGAGAAGGAAGCCGCAGCGAATGCTCGTGCAGCGTCGAGTGCTTCAGGTGAGCGTGGGCCGGGCATCACGTTCTCTGGTAAACCAGATGAGCAAGGCAACCAGATAAACATCACAGGTGGAGGTAAGACAAGCCTCAAGACACCTGAACAGGTGCGTGACTATGCGATTGCACATGGTCTAGCTCCACCTGTCGTGCAGCCTCCTGGCGTGACGCCACCACCAACTGCACCAGCAGCAAAATCTGGCAGGGTTCCTAGCCTACCGATGGCGAAGACAGACACACCAGCCAATGCACCAGCAACAGGTGGCATACAGGTGTTGTCGAACAGCACACCCAACGTAGCTGAGACAGCCAACAAGATACGTGCATCACTGAACACGGGTGGTGGTGGACTGACACCTGGGCAAGTTGCTGCAATCAAGCGTGGCATGGCAATGAATGGTGGACAGGTGAAGATTGGTGTCGCACCGGGGGGCACATGGCATGTCCTCGATGACAAGAACAATGTAGTCCAATGAGTGGAACTGAGTGGTCCCCTATCGGGCTATCGCTTGAAGACGAGAAGGCATATCTCGATGCACTCAATCGTAACACCC